GATATATAATTTTATTTTTCTTCTTTTTTAGCAGTAACTAATTCAATGCCTTTATTGATAACATCCTGCAATAAGTTAGTTGCATGACCAACATTTACAAGCCCAGATTCGGGATTAGTTTCAGCTGCTTCTTTTAATCCAGTTAAGCGTTTCTTATCAATAAGAATTGCAAACTTCGCATCGTCTGGAATAATTGCACCATTGGCGTCTTTAATCTTTTCAATAGCAACTAAAGCATCCGTTTCCAAGGTAGCTTCCATAAATCTACCAAGATCATAAGCATCTACTACTAGAACTTTAGACCCGTCGTCCTTAGTGGATTCAAACACTGGTACAGCTTCGACTGGGAATTGAACCACCGAAACATCTTGTACTTGTTCTAGAATATTATTTAGATCATGTTTTGCTTCTGTAATGGCACTGGAATTAGTGTTTTCTAATGCGTAGTTTTCAGATAGTTCTTTTAGAACGTCAAATTTCATTTGTTCACCTCATTAGATTAATTCCAACATATAGAACCAGATTTATAATTTGGAATAGAGACGCTAATCCACTATTGCTCTATATAAATCTATGTGGTCTATTTTTTATCTATATGTTGTAGGTTATTATTATAAAATTACAATGAATTGTATAATTCTTGTTTCCGATCATTAAGCATTTGAATGATCTTTTCTTTTTCAGGAAGATCATATGCTCCACTATCGTCCACATAAGTAAATCGTTTATCAAATAGATATTTTGCTCTGTCACTTGTATACATTTCAGATGCAGATTCAATATCTTTCAATAAATCAATTTGATCCAATGTAAAATATGATTTATACATATTTACAAATTCTTTCCATTCACCAAATACATGAGTGCATGGTACGAATAAATAATTATTATGTACTAGCTCATGAGCTGTTTCGGATAATGGAATTAATCCCACAAATCCATTATAATGATTCCACATAACTTCTTTAGCAATAGATTCTTCATCTATAGGTTCATTAAGAGATTGTCTCTTTCTGAATACTATAAGACAAATATCATATAAAGTTATTGGTTCATGATGAATATGGATTTTTATCTTAGGATTAGGTACGTTTGTTACGTTTCTATAAAATGCACAACTGTTCATATTGAATGCATTTCTTAGATACTGAATATATTGCTGATATTCAATGGAAGATCTAACTGTCTTCTCTAATTCAGCAATAAATTTATTAAAATCTTTTTGATCTGCAAGATTCCAATCTTGTAAATCATATTCAGGTAGATTATTTAACTTAATAATCTGAGGTCCATCATTCATGCTATTTACATCACTTAGCATATATGGATTTCGCATTATGATACCTCCTTTGCTTAGAGTTTATCATAATGTTTTTTATTATTCGTCTAAGTCACTATCTTCGAATGTATAGATAGCAATTTCTAATTCTTTAGATTTAGCTAATTCAGAGTTATTAAATTTAGTAACCGATTCGCTAACTTCATATGCATCGGCAGAAACTTCAATAGTTTCACCATATTCATATTCATCATATATTTTATTAATATGCTTAATTAAATCTGGGATGTTATCTAAATACCAGTCATGATATGTATTATCATAATAAAATACTAGACGATATCTAGTTTCATAGAATTCACCAGTTTCATCTGTATTTATATAAATATCAAATCCTGGTTCTTCTGCGGTACCAACACACCATAATTTACCATCATATAGTTTATAAACTATATCTTCAATTTTGGAAATAATTGGAGACCAAGCACTTTCGATACTAACAGTGAAATTGTACGTTTCATTACCATTACAATCAATTTCATCCATATACCAATTGACGTTATCTCTACCATCAAATGGGACTTCATCTTTTTCATAGCTTTCTAATAACGTATTGAATACTTTATGACAATTACGATCGGACTCTAATAAATAACACAAATTTGAATGAAGAAATTCTAGATCAACTAGATTTTCTTCTTTAGCACAAATTGTAATATCGTTGTAGCAATAGTTAGCCATTTTCTTTAACTCCTTTATTTAATATTAAATTTCGCTAGCATATTGATAAATATAAGTTTTATATTCCTTATCAAAATCAATACGTCTTAAAGCACCTTCAAGATCATCAAATTTAGTAATACCTAATAATTCAGGCACGTTATCTGGATGCTCTAAAAGTACATCTTGTTTTAAACTATCAAAAGTTGAATAGAAAGCAACATCACTTTCTCTATCAAACTCACCAGATTCATGAGCTCTGACTCGTTTATAACGTGTAGTATAGAAATCCCCAGTTTCATCTGTATTTACATATATACCACGTTCTTCGTCATGAACCAATGCCACGTAACTAATCTTACCATTAAAGATTTCTTCCAATACCATATCAATTTCTTCAAATAATTGACCATCGGAATCAAAATCTAATTCGAAGTAAATGCCGTATAATGGATTATATTCGAAACCGCTAACGTAATTAATTATGCAATCATCAAATTGCTCACTTAATAATGGATTACGTTCATAAATATATTTTAAGATACTACCATCGCATAATAAATTATGAAACTTTTCTAACTCATCAATATAGTCACTATAAAACATGAATGAATTAGATGTACCGTCCCAATGTGTATGAACTTTTAGCATTTTACTCATTCCCCGTTCTTTCCATAAATGGATGACTATCTTTATTAATATCCAATTCTAAGAAATCAATGATTTCATCATCAAGCGGATAAATATTATTAATGTATCCATCTTTCTTAACCAAATGATATCTAACTAATTCAAATGATGCTTCTTGAATTTGTTTTAGATTATTAATAATAATACCATACAAGTGAAAAATCATATCATACAATTCTTCTTTAGTTTTTGCATAATAATAATCACTCACTTTGTATTCGATCTTACCATCGATTGGCATCTTAATTGCTTTACTTAAGATATATCGTTTTGGTGGAAGAATTTTACTATATTCATTATTTTCATAAACAATACCAGTTGTATTATGAACGACACGATAGTCAAAGAATACACCATAGTATTTTTCTTGAAGAATATCTTCGATATCAAATAAATGAGTGAATCTATCTTTAGCTAAAATTACTTTGAATTTATAAGTAGATCCATCAAAGTTTTCAATATCTCCAATACTAATGATATCAAAATTAGTTTCTAAATATTTTTTAGCATTATCATGGAATTCATTTAGTTTATCTTTATTCTTTGAATAAAATGCTATAAAATAAAAATCTCTTTCATCATCAACCATTTTCTTTCTCCTCTTGTTTAATATTAAATAATAATATTTTAGATTCAATGAATCCTAAGATTGCAGTCATCTCTACAATATCTTTAAAAGTATACCCTAAAGAGTTAGCAATCCATCTTCGTTCTTCACGATTATATTCAATCTCCAAAACACCATGATCAAATACAATCGTAAATTTCTTATCAGTTTCAATATGATAATTTGTATGAGGAATCTTATTAGTGTCAGATTCAAATGAAAAGAATTCTGCTTTCGGTCTAAAACGTGTACAAGACTTATCTCTCATTCCACTTTCAATTTCTCTAATAAATTTCATTTCAAGTGAAGATAAATCTCTACTAAGCATTTTCATCGTCCTCCAATACAGTATAACTAACTACCTCATCAATTTCTTCATCAATATCATACTCAATCTCTTCATCGGTTGCTTTAGCATGATATCTTAAAGATTCTAAGTCTTTTTCATCAAAAACACCTTCTAATAATTCATCTTTAATGATTGTTTTTAAATCATCGTTCCCAGATGTGGCCAAGAAGGTAAGAATATGATCGAGGCTTGTTGATAATTCGACGTTTACGGATACACCAAGTGGAAGTGTACTCATATATGTCAAAATATTGCCTTTACTCATATTTATGATGGAATATATAACTTCTTCTTCGTTCAAACCAAATTGTTTTCCTTCAAAGAAGTATGTCATTTTAGATCTATAACCCCTACAATCATGAGGTTTATCATAATCAACTTCAAACCAAATATCTTCAGCTAATTTAAATAAATCAATCAAATAAAACAATGGAACTCTAACCATGCTAATTTTAGCTAAAACATACTTCGTATAATCATACGTATAACTTTTACAAGTTTGTCTTAGCTCATAAATGAATCTATCAATACATGGAATATCTATTTCGGAATTCTCATTAGCATTATATGCTCTTAATGAATTATAAGAAGAGTACTTACTAATGATATCAATCACACATAGTCTAATCGATTCTTCATCAAGTTCATTATCAACAATATTAAATGAATCACTTCCGACCGCAATCCGCAAAAAGAATTCTTTTACGATATAAGAATCCTCTTGCTCTAATCGCATCTTAATTAAATTCTCTAAAGTTATTTTAAACAAATGAACTCTATGGTCATAACTACCATACGCTAACAAGTCTAAAATACTAACTTTAGTTTCATCAAAGTCTAAATAAAATAATACGTTAATAAGATTATAATGCGAATCATCTTCAATTTCATTACAAAAAAGAGGAATTACATCTAATCCTAATTTTATATTTAAGTTTTCCTGCTTAACTTCATCACGAGTAAATAAAGTTTTAAGCTTCGTTAACAGTTTCACCTTGCTCACTCTTCCATTTATCTAAACGATAATTTAAATTACATTTAAACTCCAATGCAATTTCCCTAAATACTTCTTCTTTGTTTTTAAATTCATCTTCCGATTTATCCAACTCAATTTCTTTAACTACAAAATTACTATCAATGAATAAATGCTTAAATAAATTATTTACCATTTCTAAATAATCTACTTCACCTTCATTAATATCGTTTTCCGATTTGCGTTCCGCAATAAGACCACGAGTAGATCGTTTACTATGAATCATTTTAAACATAATATCCGTATCTACTAATCCAAATTCATTTTTAATAATATCTTCATATTCATTAATAAATTCTACTAGCTTTTCATGATGAATATATTTTCCAATATTATCTTTATTTAGATCTTCCACTACTGACTTTAATACACGTACTCCTTGATAATAGATATTTGAATAATACCATCTATCAAAGATAATAATATACTTCTTATCATAATACTGTTTAATTTGTCTATACCATGTAATAAAGAAATCTACTACATAAAGCATATTTATCATCTTAGGAGATAATTCTTTATACTTTCGTATTTCTTTAAAATAGGTAGTTAATGCATGTGAACTATGACTATAATAATTAGGAAAACTAAATACAATAGCATTATATCCTAATTCGTTTTCAATATAATCTTTTAGCTTATTAGCATTAGTTTCTTTAAAACTACAATCTGTACCTTCAAATGTAACTATATGATTGAAAGGTAATGAAGATAAATACTTTTTCATTCTGATACATTCTCCTATTCTTCTTTTCTGAATATCTTTTAATAGAATATTCTAACTATAATAATTGAATAAAAATATATAGTATAAGGAATTTAATTCCTTATACTGTTTAATTGATACTTTCAGAATTATAATATATAACTTTAATTGATAATCAAATATAGTCTTTTGTAAAAAGACGGTACTTTCTCACGAACTATAATGATATCAAATATATTATTTATATAGCCTTCTATTTTCCTCGTCTCTCGTCCGCACTCCGCTCGTCTCATAGAAGGCTATATAATTATTATTTCATAATTTGCCCCCCTCCCCCCCATCAAGGACGCAAAATAAGGACGAAAAAGCCGAAGCTTTTGCCTTATTCGGCATATCCTTGACAGGAGACTCTGGGGCTTTTAGGGAACAAACGTGTCCGTTTGAACGCATTACCAGCAAGTCTTATGGCGGGAGTTTCGCCAATTGTGCCAAAGGTCGGGTGCTAGGTCTTATCATGCCTACTTCCCTCATACATAATTTTATTACATGGTTGTTAGTTGTGTATTTTTTTACATAAAACAAATAAAATTCCCCTAGGATTTCTATGATCCTAGGGGATATATTTTATTTAGATGCTAAATATTGTAATTTATTTATTGTACTACCAGATACATGTTTAGTTACTTTATTAAGTTGACCATGTACATTATCAGATACATCTTCAATTTTCTTGTTTAGGTAATTACCTATACCAGCAATTGATTCTTGTAAACCAGTTTGTACAGAATTAACTTTTTGCTCAGTTTGAGCTTGAGAAGCAACCATTCCGTTAATACCAGAAGTATTACCAGTGATCTTAGTAAGCTCTTCATAAATTGCAGCAAGATATTGAATTTCAAGACTGTTGTCAGATTCAGTACCTCTACCATATTTAACTTGTGCTTTAGCAGCATTCTTATTGAAATCGATAGCTTTAGTATTACCTTCGATTACAGCTTGTACTTCTTGAGGAACACCTTTAGCTCTACCATAGATAGCATGTTTACCCATACCATAATCTAAGCTAGAATCTCCAAGTATTTCCTTTTGACTACGTTTAGCTGCACCGGAAGGTACGTTACCATTACCATCTCCACCTGTGGCAATATAACCATTGATGTTATCCGCACCAAAGTCATTAGCAATATTACCATGGACAATAAGATTCTTACTAGAAGAGTTACCCCAATAACCACCTTGGCCATCTGCAATTACTACATGGTCAGCTTCAGGATCAGATGTTAAAGTATTAAGTAATACTACATCACCTTGTTTACCTCCCATATTTGCAGGTTTGAAAGCATAAGGTGTATTATTATGAGCATCAGACTCAGCTGTAGGAACGTAATAGTTAATTTGATTTTCTCCAGCTTGTTCAAGATATTTGTTAACGAATGTAGTACATCCATTATTACCAAAACCTTCTTGACCAACCATAGATTGTGCCCATTTAGATGCTTTAGATAGATCACCATTGCCAGTAGGGCCACCAGATGATCCACTATTACCGCCATCTAAACCGAGCATAGACATAGCATTTTTCATGAATGGATTACCCATAATCATATTATCGATCATTCCACCATAGCTATTTCTAATATTATCAAATTGCTTAAATAAAGAACCAAAGATTGAAGGTTTAGCTCCGCCATTACCACCTTGAGTTGTCATGATAGAAGCTAAGTTATTACCATTGCTTTGGAATATAGCTCTAGCATATTCTTCACGGCTACCAACGTCACCATATCCTTCATAATCTTTCATTACAGCTAGTGCTTGATCTAAAGTAGAAGCATTTTTAAATGCATCTAATGTACCTCTAGCACTCATTTCACTAACCATAAATTCTAATTGTCCTTCTACAGTATTAGCTCTATCTCCAGCAAAGTCTAATAATGCTTGAGTACGGCTACCAGTCCATTGACATAAGCCGTAACCATTACCACCTTCGCCTCCAGAAATAGACGCTTGGATACCACCACCACCTTGGCTTGCTTCTGGATTGAAGCTAGATTCTTGTTGCATTGAACCCATGATAGCGGAAGCTGCTTGAGTACTAAATCCTTTATTAATCAACCAAGTCCAGATTTGTTGAGCATTATTGCCACGTCCGAATCTTGGACCTTTACCTCTACCAAATGCATTTGCAGAGATTGTATTTTTCAATACACTCATTAAATTATATTTAGTATTATTGGAATTTGATTCAGGATCTTGAATTGTAACTTTACCACTTCTTGGATCATATCCGGTTGCAGTTACATAGTGAGGATAACCACCAAATGGATGTGTACTAGAAGTAGAACCAGTTGTAGATTCACCTTGCAATACTACAGGATTACCATTCATCAAACTCTTAATAGTACCAGCAGCATCAGTTTGATACGAAGTAGCACCATGAGATGCAGCATAGCTATTAAAGAATGAAGGAGCAACACCTGTATCCTTCCCCTTGAATCCATTATTTAATGCAAATTGAGAAGCTTCTACTGGATTAATTGATCCTGCACCAAGTGCTCTGAGAGCATTAGCTCCAGCAACTGGTCCACAACCAGAATCTCCAATAGTTTGAGTTATGCTATCTCCATATTGATTAAATTTAATACCAGCATATTTAGGATCAGTTTGTTTGAAGTATTTACCTTTACCATAGTTAGGATTATTTGGTTGATAATCTTTACCTTTAACGGCTTTATAAATACGTCCACCAATTTCACTTGTACCCAAATAGTCTTCTGCATTATTAATAGCATTAGACGCTGTATTCTTAGCCCATTCATAGTTATTGCTAACAAAATTCTTAGCACTGTTCATCATACTAGAAATTTTATTCTTAGCACTATCCCATAAAGTAGGACCATTCTTAGAATCATTTTTATTATCTTTCTTTGTTGGATCGGCATCTTTACCTTTACCAGATTTACCAAAGAAGAAATCTTTTACAGATTGGCCGAATGATTTACCAAGAACTTTTTCATTGTATTCTTCTACAGAAGATACAGAACTAGGAGCACCAGATGGTTTATCTTGAGATTGATTGTATTTATCTATTTCAGAAATAGCTCTCGCTTTTTGTTGACTTAGATCAATATCAAATAATCCACATAATAAATCAAAGTAGAATTGTCCGCCTAGAACGTCAAATAATAGACTATCGATACCATTACATAATGCAGCTAACCATTTAACGTCATCATCGACTTCTTCATCAGCTAATACACCAGCAATATTATACCATCTAGTTCTACCATTTGCAACAGAAGCAGCTAAATCGACACCTGTCCATACAGCAATAGCAATAGCACCTAAACCAGCTGTAGCAGCAGTCAAACCTGCAGCGGCAGCAACTTTGGTACCAATCTTAGCTAATGCTTTAGGAGATCGTTTAATACCATTTAGAATAGATTCAGCAACCTTAGCCATAGTACCAGCACTCTTACCCTTAAGGATAGGAACGTGTTCGGCTATAGATTCTAAACCTCCAGCTACTAATTTCTTAAGGAATTGGAAACCTTTACCCATCTTTTCACTAGCACCATGGGCTGCACCAGATAAGGATTTTAAGCCAGCTTCATGTACACTCTTCAAAGAATCAAATCCAGATTTCATTTTCTTAGAAATAGACTCAATTATACCTTTATTACTAGAAGATGATTTTTCTAACATCTTAGTTTTAGATAAAGTCTTTTCGGCATTCTTAGCAGCATCTGCCACTTTCTTACCTCTAGCTCCTTTTAAATAAGAACCAGCGGCTTTAGCTCCAGCTGCAACTTTTTCTGAACCATTTATAGCATTCCAAACAGTCTTAACTCCTTTGCCTACACCTTTAGCTGCTAATTTAGCACCACCGCGGATTAGGCTACCACCAGGAATTAATTTTGTAGCAATATAACCAGCAGCCAATCCAGTACCAGCTCGTGTTAATAAATTACCACTAGCTTCTGGATCATCAACTGTAGTTTTATTACCATCCTCATCTACTACTGTTTTATTACCCATAATGTAATCAATGATACTACTAGCACCAGATTTTAAACCACCCCAGAGAAGATCTCCTAGAGCAGGTAAAACTGTGTCAGTCATCATTTTTCCAATAGCAGGTAATAAATCACCAACTGCTTTACTAATAGCAGGAAGCATAGGTCCTAATATAGCTAAACCAGCACCCATAGATGCAATAGTTCCTATATTACTAAATAGACCATCTGCAACTTTACCAAGTAATCCTTTAGAACTGCGATCTCCATCTTTCTTGTCATCTTTTTTACCGATTCCAAGTTTACTGAAGATTTTACTAAAGAATCCTTCTTGCTTCTTATCCTTATTAGATTCATCACGTTTACGATCAGATCTAGATTCATTGTCTTCCTCATTATCGCTTCCATCAGTAGCTCTATAATGAGTAACTCCATTAGAATCAGTCCATCGTTGGCTATTTGATTTACCTTTGAACCCTTTAATTATAGTTTTGGCTTTTTCATCCTTAGGGATTTCTCCACCGTTAGCTTTAATTAAATTATCACGGATTTGAATAAGAATATCATTAGTCTTAGTTAAGCCTTCTGCAGTAGCAGCAGCTTCTTGAGAACTAAATTTAGCAACATTGCCTTTAGTTAACATTTCTGCAACTTCGGCTCTGTCACGTTCACCTTTAACTTGAGATAATGCAAATCCTAAAGAATGTCTATCTGTAGGATCTATATTATATTTAGCAAGATGAGCTTTAGCTTTAGCTAATTCTTTAGAAGTATATTTCTTCTTACCTAATGCACTTTGAATACGTGGAAGTTCTTTATTGAAAGCTTGAACTAATTTAGTCTTAGTAGAACTATCATAGTCTAATCCTTCAATATAACTCATTGCTCCACGAGTATCATTAGCAACTGCAAATTTAGTAATTTGTCTTACTTGACTTGCAGATAATTTATCTTTAATGGCATTTTCTAAGCCTTTAACTGCTTTTCTAGTATCTCCACCACCAATACTAAATTGACTTTGGAATACAGATAAGCTTTCTTCTAATTGTGATAGATCTTTAAAGCTTGCATTCTTGAGCATTTCATCACGATCTCTAAATGCATAATTTTCATCACCCATAATTTCAAGACGTTGAGCTGCACTTAAGTGACCTGCTCTACCTTGCATGATCATAGATCTATTAGCACGATTATTAAGCTTATTTAAACCTCCACCAATACCTCTGATAAATCCACCGCCAACAAATTTACCAATACCTCCAACGAAGTTAGTAAATCCAGCGATTTTATTACCAAATGGTTTAAGGATATAATCAGCAAAGCGTTTACCTAGCATCATACTGAAAGGACCACCTAGTATACGTTCTAATGTATTAGAAATAGTATACTTCATAGACCTACCACTATTAATTAAACTTTGGCCAAATATTTTAGCAGACATCTTCAATGGAGAGAATAAGTTTTCATTCATAAATCCAAAGAAGTCATCTTTTAAAGTTCTACCGAAGGATTTTAATGGATGAATAACTCCAGATTTGATAGCACCAGCTACGCCACCTTTACGTTTACCATCTTCACCTTTCTTACCTAAGATTAAGTTTTGGAAAGTTTCACTAGAGGAAAGCATTCCTAAACCAGCACCAAGAGCAAGGTTTCCAACTAAGCCCATACCAGTAGGATCTAATAAAACTGTAGCAGCAGAGAAGCCACCAATTTTAGGTATAGATTTCTTAATATAAGCTTGAACTTTAGGACCAAATAGTCCACCACGACGTCCGATTTCTTTACCATCTTTATCGTAGTATTTTCTACCAAATATCTTTTCATTAGCCCATCTGTTGTTTTGAGCAATGGAGAATGCTCCACCCATAGCCAAAGCGCCGACAGGACCAAAGCCTAATAATAAACTAGGAAGGAAAGATGCAACAGTACCCTTCATAAGAGAAGGATAATATTTCTTAACTAAAGCTTGTTGTTTACGAGTAATTAAACCACCAGCTCTAGAACCATCTTCTAATTCTTTACCGAATAAGAAATTCTTAGCAGTATCAGATTCTCTAATAAGATTAGCAGCACTACCTAAAGCAGCACCTGCTAATATACCAGTAGGTCCGAATAGCATTCCACCAGTAAGCAAACCTGCAGTACCACTGAATGCAGTACGTCCAGCAACTCCAGCGGAATCTTTTCTTAATTTTTCAATATCATTAGTTAAAGATTTAGCAGTATCAGGATTTAATCCTTTAGAGTATTCTTTAAGTTTATCAAGTCCAGTATTAAATGCTTGACTTGTTGCACCTTTAGCAGTTTCTGCTAACTCTTTAGAATTTATACCATCAACTTTACCACCAAGAGAAGAAATAGCGTAGTTCAATAATCCAGCTACAACTCCAGTTTTATCATCAGAGTCGAGGAATTTTTGAACTTGAGGTGGAAGTGTATTATATACAGCATTACCTACTTTAGATCTTTGCGATGCTTTAACAGTACTTTGATAAGCTGCAGCAATATCATCTAAACTATTACCGCCATCTGCATGAGACATAATGGAGTTGAATAATTTAGCTTTAAAGCTACGTTCATCTGCTCTAGCTTTAGATCTACTAGCACTGAGTCTATCTGGGTTAAATGGATTTTGATCGGCCGGAATAATCAACTCGCCTTTAGAGATAGTTGTTAAACCAGTTTCTGGTACAGCTAATGATCCATCTGCAAAGGAATTAATAATACGACTAACTGTAGATCCACCTGCACTCATAAATGCACGCTTACCACTCTTAAGCCATTCACCTGCATAATTAGTTCCGAAATCTTTAACTTTACCCCAAGCATTTCTACCCAAAGCTTTCATAGGTTCATAGACGTTAGTTTTCATCCAGTCCCTAAATTGAGTGAATGTATTCTTGAGTTCAAAAGCCATCTTATCATAGAACCCAGTTATAGGTCTACCTTCAGAGTCCTTTTCACCATTATCATGGTCAAAGAAGAAACTATAAACACTTCTATCAACAGCAGCTACACTCTCAGCTAAGAATAATCTTGGATTTCTCCAAATATCACTCCAGTTAGCTTTAAATGCTTTAGCTTTACCTTTAAGACCTTTTGCTCCAGTAACACTATCGAATTTGCCATTTGGTCTACTAGTTGTGGCCAAATTATCTAATGCACTTTCATCAAAATCATCTAAAGTTTTTCCAGATTCTTTTTTAGCATCAACAACAGCTTGTGCAACCTGTTTCTTTTCTTTAATTACAGTTACATCTCTAACAGAATTAAAGTCAATATAATCAGGAAGCTGACCTTTACTAATTTGCTTACCTTTATTACGGATTCCACCAGTACGGATTAGGTATAACTCAGTAAGCATATTTTGGAATACACCATTTTTACCAAATGCAGTTTGCATATTGGTGCTGTTATTGTGTATTATAGATTTATTAGAACCATTGAATTTCTGTAATAAAATAGAGGTGCCATCTTTAGAAAGCTTATTATATTCCTCAGCTTCACGACGTTTACTATATGCAACATCAGAAGCTAATCCTCGTTTATCTGTACGTTTAACTAAAGCCCTAGCGAACTTAGCATCATTACCATAGAGAATCTCACTGAATCCATCCATGGATCCACCATTTTCCCAAGCATACTGAACTGCACGTTCTACTATATCTTCTTTTATACGTTTAATTTCAGATCTACTTAATCCTAAGGACTTAGCCATAGAATCTACGTTATTATTTAACTTATTCTTGTAGTCCGAGGTTCCTATATTTCTATAGGTTTTATTTGTATCCTCATGAATCTTATTGATTTCTTTACGAGAAACAAATTTACCAGCATTATAATCATAAGCTCTTTCTTCTCCACCTAATAAGGCTTCAATACGAGCTAAATGACCAGGGATTGTTTCTATAATAGCTTTTCTGGTAATACCGTCAAATGGAACTCTACCTTTATTATAGACAGAAGTATCTATCTTACTCTTACTAGCAATATCAACACCAAAAATATCAGCTAATAGACTGGCAAATGGACTGTCCGAATCTCTACCAGATTTCTTTAAGTCTGCATTAACTTGATTAAAAACGCTTCCTAAAGTTTTATTAAAGCTTTTGATTGCTTTCTCTAATGGTTTACCCATCATTTGAGATACAAGCATTGATGGGATCATTTCTAATGGATTCATAGCAAAGGTCATCATCATCTCTTTACTAATCATTCCAAGAGCAAGTTCATCCCCTTGGTTAGCAATATTCTTTCCTACTTGTTTAAAGTAAGAAGACCAGTCCATTACCCCACCACTAACTATATCTGTTATATCAGTGCGAAGTTTACGGTCAAGTCTACGTTTATTGGCCTTTCTATCTTCATCCTCTTCTTTGAAACGTATACGTTCCATATCCAAGAGTTCTTTCAGAATGGCATTATTTTCACGTTGGTATTTAGTAGATTCTTCATAGAACTTAGTTGAGTTATTAATATGAGCATGCAAAGGTCCTGTTAAGAAGTTTTGCATATCTCCAAGAGTACCATGAAGACTTGTGATACTATTATTAAGATTACCAAATAATCGTTCTTGTTGTACAAACATGAACGAAGTATTTTGCTTAGATACTTCAGCTTGATATTTGGCTGCATCAAATACTGAGTTGGAGATTTGAGTTGCACTTGCTCTAGATGAAGCATCTATAGAGGAAGTGATAGCTTTTTCCCCAAATGTCATATTGGAAGATTCGGAACCGCTAGATTCAAAATCATCATCGCCATCAAAGTTCCAGTCAAAATCATCATCAAACCCAAAAACTTTATTGGCCCGATCCATGTTATAAAATTTACCGGATTTTAGATCGGCTTTAGCATTCTTAAAAGCTGTATTAGATACATCGTAAATTGTAGATTTACGAAGATAATCTTGTGCTTGTCTTATAGTTTGCTTATAATTAACTATAGCTTTCACTGTATCTCTAGCGACACTAGTAGGAGCAGCTACAGTCTCATATAGATTTTCATATTTATTCTTGAAATCTTCGGTAGCAGCATATTTAACTGACTTACCTAAATTCTTAAGATAATTTGTAATCTTGAGCCCCAATATTGGATCCTCCTTTCTTTCAAATTATCAATATGTTCAATTTTAAGACATATATCGCCCAAGGATCATCTAGGATCCTTGGGCTAAAATATATGCTTTTCAATTTTTTTAGGGTTGTACTGTTCCGCACATTTCTATATTTGTACAGAAAGAAGGTGAGTGTAAGATGATTGAGTAAAATAATCCTACATTAAAATGTTAGTACTAAAAATAGTACAAAAGGGAAATATCCCCCAAGGCCGTTGTGCAGAGCCTTGGGGGATATCGGGAGTAAGTATTTAATATTTGAACAGGAGTTAAAATAAAAAATGAAAAACTAGAAAAATTATAAGGAAAATATATATGAATCACAGTATGAGTGAGTCAAGCTCATACTACCTATATGTAGCAAGTTTTTTAAAAGATAATATACCCATAGGAGTTAAACTCCTATGGGTGGTGATGAATATATTATCTTTAAGTGAACGGTATAACTTCTTATACTAACCAAAAAATATAAGAAATTACTTTATAGTTCAACTCTAATTATTTTTTAATCCATGTTGGGCATGGACTAGATACCTTAATAGAATCATAAGGGCTAACTTTGATTTCTGCTTTTTCATAAACAGGTTTGCCAGCCGCATCAACACCAACTTGCTTAGGATAAGTTCGAGTAGATGCTTTGATTTCCTTCTTAATGAAAGATACATTCGATTTTTCTCGTCCACCAAGACTAATTTTACGGTTAGTCTGCAAGTATGTATTTAAGAACTCTTTAGAGATCGCAATCATACTTTCCGCATCAGATTTTTTAGCTTCATAAGTAGAAACTAGACCTTCGGCTTCATCTTTGCTAATTTTAGTTGTAGCAACGATTGCATTTGTAATAATACTACGGAATTCTTTAGCTGGAGCCACTGTACCAACTTTACCAGTTTTATCATATACTCCAACTTCATAAGTAGTATCATTTAAGAATGCTCGCATAACACGTACTTCATCTTTATGAGAAGAAGAAGCATGAGTCAAATTCTCTTTAACCTCTTTAATTAGGTCAACCACTTTTTCCATAACGGAATCCTCCTTAAATAATTATATATATAAAGACGTCAAAAGACGTTCTTTAACTTAGTCAACCCATTCATCTAAATGGATAATGGCTTCCACCAATTTAGGTGGCTTACCTTTTGATTTAATTAAATCATTAATTTCTTTATGAGTCATTCTAGACAGTTCTAAAATGAAATCATGTTTACTATCATTGTTTGAATCTTTATTTTTTACTTTAGTAGTCATATTTATACCTCAAACTGTCTAAATAGATTACTTAAATGTATCAGCTGTATTATTTAAATAAAAAAAATAGCCTATAGATCGTGAAGACCTATAGGCTATTTGTGCTGGTATAATTAAGAAGAGAGTCATTTTTTGGTCTTAACATATATTTTTTATAGTAACAGTTTTATGATTAAAAATAGTTAAAAAGTTTTTCTTAATTATACCTCATCAAGATTTCTGTAGATAGTATCCTAACACCCCACTTAATAAGCTAAGGCCCAAACCATTAATGATTATAGTTGAGTATAATGATAGTTCTGTTAGAACGCTATATTTATTGAGAGTTAAAAGATGTATAAGATTGGTAAATACGTCTAATACTACCACACACTCACTATATCTTCTATTACTTCTCGACCTTGTTAAAAAGTTTTCATTTAATTTCGATATATCTACTATTATGATGTTAGCACCAATTAGAATATTAACATCTATTTCTTCAACAATAGATTAATATAAAGGAGGGTTAAAGATGCCTATAAACGTAGATAAGGTGCGACCTTTTAGACTACTTAAAACCCATTTTTTCACACCATTTGTGAAACAAAATAAACGCTTTGGGAGTGCAATTTTCTTATTGACTCCAACTATAGAATCATCTCTTAGAGTTATGAATTCCAGTATGATGGAAAACTTAAATATGTTTAATTCATATTACATGGAATGGAAAGTATTTTACTCTCTAAAGAATGGAATTATTAAAAATGAATCAATGGATATTGAGGAACCATTTTCTTCTTCTGTAGTAAGTGGTCACCCAATGATAACCGAATCTTATTATCAAGATTCGGACAATTTATTTTTCTTCAATGAAGCTACCCCTGAAAGTATGATAAATAGTAGATTGAAACAAATCCTATTTAAAGAACGAATCAAGACAGCTTCTGAACTTAAAAAGATTAGGGATTTTGTTAAATCCAATAATCCTAATATTAAATTCTTCTATCCTAAGATTGAGAAGTATAATAATAGAAATCTATTTATAGATAACTCTTATTATCATAACTTATTCTTGAATAATAATAAATATACCCAAGATAGAGGCATAGATTTAATGTATGCTCTATTCAGTAGATTTATTAATAATCCTGAATATAAATCTTATAAAAGAAAAACAGTAATCGTTCCAGTAAATGATTGGTGTCAAGATATTCCTTCGACAATGCTATTTAATCATCAAAAATTTGTTAATCCAATTACGATGATTCATAGATTATTTAAGAAGCCAAAAGAATCTTTGTCTAATCTATTTGGAATTGATTTTATTTTCATGAATAACTTTGGTTGGTTTAAATTAAGATTAGAAGATCTTGATAATAAAAACTTGAACTTATTCAAGGCTAATATTATTAAGATGCATCGAAATGAACCAGTTGAAGACAACGTACCTGAAGATAAAGATGATATCAAAACTGTAGTTATTGATAAGATTGAACGTGACACTAATATCGAAGTAAATAACTTAGATGTTAAAGGTGCACAAGATGCTCAAAATACTACTTTAATTAAATCATTATCTGGTAAACAAGCTGAACCAACAGAAGATGAAATTAAAAAAGTCAAAGCTGAAGATAAGAAATCCACAGCTGATAAAATTTCTTCAGAAGTTGATAAAGTTGTATCTTGGAATATATCCAAAGAAGATGCGGAAAAAGAAATAGATCAATCTACTAGAATTAAAGAATTAATTCTTCAAGCAGTAGACGATGAAGATGATACATTCAAGATTTCTGCAACACGTAAAGCACGTTTAGATTCTCTTAATGATAAATTCCTAAGAGAAAGATTGAATAATACTCCAATCAGTGAATTGGTTAAGACTGAAGATACGCCACTAGAATCTACAGATTTAACTAAACATGTTGAAAGTATAGATGATGAGTGGAAAGATCTTAAGAAACCAAACTTTGAAAAAGATTATAATATTGATGCGGATATTATGCAATGTATTTATTCTTTCTCAAAAAATAAAGACGTTCCAATGTCTGTAATAGATGTAACTCAAGAAGATAGATCTACTTCTGAGGATGCTATTATTACATATACAGTTCATCTTGAAGATTCTTTAGGTAAACGTCATACTATTAAGTTTGATATGCCTAAGATAATCAATAATCGTTTCTTACGTTTACGTGGTAATGATAAAGTAGTTCCTGGACAACTTGTAAATCTTCCTATCATTAAGACTGATGAAGATACAGTTCAAGTTGTTTCTAACTATAATAAAATCTTTATTACCCGTTATGGTCAAGCCGGTAAGCTAAATTCCAATATAGATAATTTAATCAAAGCATTGAATTATTTTATTGAAAATGGTGAACCTAAAGAATTATATAACGATTATGAAAAAGAAAATATCTATGATAAGATAGTTAAAATCCAAACTGGTAATAATGCTAAGATTTGCACTAAGTATGAATTACCTATGGAATATGTAGAATTAGCTAAATTCTTCAATAAGATTACATTCAAATCTGGTGGTGTAATTTACTTTAACCAAGATGAGCTTAGAGATAAACTTATCGAAAAGAAAATTAAAGTAGATGAAACTAAATTAACTATTGGTATCACTGGTAATAATGAACCTATAATGGTTGAGAATAATAATGTGGCTAAATCTATAGCATTCATGTGTACTCAATTAGCTCCATTGATTAGAAAATACGATAAACCAGGCAAACGATTAACTTACTCTCAAGCAAGCATCTTGAATGGTAAGATTCCTCTTATTGTAGTTATGGCATATACTGCTGGTTTAACTAAAGCTTTAGAAGTAGCTGGAATCAGATACGAATTCAGTGAAAAGAGACCAACAGATACTAAAACTTATGTCAAATTTAACGATGGATTTATGAAATTCTTCGATTATGATAATAACTATGATGAATCTTCTCTATTATTTAATGGATTGATGATTCTTCCGACAGAAGATTATTCAGTTACTGATATTGATAGAAAAGCTATGTGGTTAGATATGCTTGAAGAATTTGGTAGTCGTAATAGAGCAGATGGTTTAGATTCATTTGCTAACTTAATGATGGATCCAATTACAGTTGAAGTTTGTAAGACTTATAAACTTCCAACTACATATTTGGAAGCATTAGCTTATGCAAGTTCTTTATTGACTACTAATAAATATAATCGCCATGTAGATATCACTGGCAACAGATTTAGAACTAATGAACGTCTTGTTCATTTTTTATATAAATCTTTAGCAACTTCTTATGGTGAATATTTACGAGAAATTAAGAATAATCGTAAAGATGCTAAGATGACTATGAAGCAATCTGCAGTCATTGATATGGCTTTAGCTGATGTTACAACTAGTGATCTATCTAAACTATCCCCATTATTAGAATTAGAATCTGCCAATAC